GATCGGCCACCCGCCGCCAAAAACTCCGCCACTGCGTCGAGCTGCAATGTTTCGCCAACACCGAAGCTTGCGATGGCCGCGTACATAGAACGTATTGATTGCTTATTCATTTGATTTATCCTGTTTTGTTTTATTTATGCCGCTTAATGGCGACGAATACATAGTAACAAATCACCAGCAAAACGCAAAAAATGGCATTATATACCAATCTATAACATGTTATAGTCTACGCGATCACCACCCTACCCCCACCCCCGCGCACATATCTAGGGACTCCGCGACATCTGTATATTACTAATCTCCACGAACAATCTGTTCTCCAGAGCGTTTCGGACGTTTTTTGAGGCCGTTCCCTACTAATCCCCACACAGGAAACCCCCCACCCCAAAAATAAAAGTCCCCCACAGAAAAAATTTTTTGTTATATCTAGTGGTTTTTGGTGTATATTCGCGCCAACGGCTACTAGCCAGCGATACAATCTGTGCCTATGACTCTGTTTATAGAACCTGAAATCGGCGTACCTTTCTCTGATGACCTCTCCCTTGTTGATCTGAAGGATCGTGCCGCCGCTGCATGTAGTACCGCCCTAGAACTCTCTAAACATGGTTTAGATATAACCCCCGATAAGGAAGATGAAGATACCGCTGCTCGACTTGCTGTTGCTTATGCTGACGATCCTGAAAAAACTTCTAAAGTGGTTACCACGAAGAAGGCGGCGAAACTTACCCCTGCCTCCCTTATTCTGACAAACAACATCCTTCAAGAGTTCGGGCACTCTGTTGCAGAAAGCGCAACCCAGATTCGGTATCTAGTCACTAACAAGTTACTGTTGGAGTCAGAGAACACAGATCCTCGCATTCGTATGCGAGCACTGGAACTACTCGGGAAGATTTCGGACGTGGGGCTATTTGCAGAGAAGTCCGAGGTCACAGTAACCCACCAATCTACGGAGGATCTACGTAGTAAGTTACGTTCAAAGCTGGAGAAGCTGGTCGAGCCGGTAGACGTGGTCGTAGACGGGCAGTATATAGAGGGCGCGTTCGATGTGAGTGAAGAGTTGGGGACTCAAGACCACGATGGTTGAGGCCGTTCCCGATTTTACCGAGGAAGAAGTCCAGAACATGCTGGACAACCTCGATGCGTTCTCTGATGAGGAAGTCATTGAGATCAACCGCATCGTGGACGAGCTTGCCGTAAGAAAAACGAACGCCGCTGCCTACAATGACCTCATAGAGTTCTGTCAGATGATGATGCCGGACTTCATTGTGGGCAAACACCACCGGATTTTGGCGAATATGCTGATGGCGATTGAGTCAGGGGACAAGGATCGCATCTGTGTGAACATCCCACCCCGCCACGGCAAGTCCCAACTTGTATCTATTTTCTTTCCAGCGTGGTTTTTAGGGCGGAATCCGAACAAAAAGGTGATGATGGTGTCGCATACCACTGATTTGGCAGTGGATTTTGGCCGAAAAGTGCGAAATTTGATCTCTACAGACGCCTACCAGTCCATTTTCTCCACGGTACAGCTCGCCAGCGACTCAAAATCGGCTGGTAGATGGAATACTAACGTCGGTGGTGAGTATTATGCGTGCGGTATTGGCTCTGCACTGGCTGGTCGTGGTGCAGATCTGCTGTTGGTGGACGACCCACACTCGGAACAGGACGTAATTAACGGTAATTTTGCTGTTTTTGAGAAGGCATACGAGTGGTTTACCTTCGGTGCACGGACTCGTCTGATGCCGGGGGGCCGTGTGGCAATAATCCAGACCCGATGGCACATGGACGACCTGACAGGGCGTGTGACACGCGATATGGCGCAGAATGACAGGGCGGATGAGTACGAGATTGTCGAATTCCCTGCGATACTGGAGATTGAGGACGAGGAGACAGACAACATAGTGGAGAAACCGCTGTGGCCCGAGTTCTTCGACCTAGATGCGCTGTTACGGACTAAGGCGTCGATGCCTACATTCCAGTGGAACGCGCAGTACCAGCAGACACCCACGGCGGAAGAGGCTGCGCTGGTCAAGCGGGAGTGGTGGAACCTGTGGGAGCAGGAACGGCCTCCGAGTTGTGAGTACATAATCATGTCACTGGACGCAGCGGCAGAGAAACACAACCGTGCCGACTTTACGGCGTTGACTACGTGGGGTGTGTTCCTCAACGAAGAGTACGACAACTACCACATCATTCTGCTGAACAGTATAAAGAAGCGGCTGGAGTTCCCAGAGCTAAAAGAGTTGGCGCTGGAGGAGTATAGTGAGTGGGAACCCGATGCGTTCATCGTGGAGAAGAAGTCATCGGGTACGGCGCTGTATCAAGAGATGAGGCGTATGGGACTGCCGGTATCAGAGTACACGCCTCACAGGGGATCAGGTGATAAGTTAGCACGTCTTAACTCAGTATCTGATATTGTTGCGTCTGGTCTGGTGTGGGTGCCTCCCACACGGTGGGCGGAAGAGGTAGTTGAGGAGATTGCTGGATTTCCGTTTATGAGCCATGATGACTTAGTTGACTCCACGGTCATGGCTCTCATGCGTTTCAGGCAGGGTGGTTTTATACGCCTACCGACAGATGAGCCTGAAGAACAAAGATACTTTAAGTCGCGGCGGGGCGGCTTCTATTAAAGGTTAGATTATGGCTATTGAGAAAGGTTTATACGCAGCACCTGAAGGTATTGATGACGAGCTAGAGATGGAAGGTGAGTCTGCTCTGGAGATTGAGATTGTAGATCCAGAGATGATTACCATGAGTGACGGTAGTGTGGAGATCACACTAATACCTGACGCTAACATCACTGACACTATGTCGTTCGACGCTAACTTGGCAGAGGCGCTAGATGACGGACAACTTAACGAGTTAGCCGATGACTTAGTGGGGCTAGTAGATGCCGACATCGACAGCCGCAAAGATTGGGCTGATACGTTTGTTAAGGGTCTGGATGTACTGGGCTTCAAGTACGAAGAGCGCACTGACCCGTGGGAAGGCGCGTGTGGCGTGTACTCTACAGTCCTCGCTGAAGCTGCTATCCGCTTCCAAGCCGAAACAATGTCCGAGACGTTCCCAGCCGCTGGCCCTGTACGGGTCAAGATCATTGGCGAAGAGAATAAGGACAAGGAAGAGGCGGCAAACCGCGTAAAAGCGGACATGAACTACGAACTCACCGAGCGCATGGTGGAGTACCGACCCGAGCACGAGCGGCTCCTGTACAGCCTTGGGCTGGCTGGCAGTGCGTTCAAGAAGGTCTATTTTGACCCAAATCTGGGCCGACAGGTCGCTATCTATATCCCCGCTGAAGATGTGGTTGTGCCTTATGGTGCCTCGCATATTGAGACAGCAGAACGTGTTACGCACATCATGCGTAAGACTAAGAACGAGTTGAAGAAGCTACAGGCTGGTGGGTTCTACAGAGACGTAGATCTGGGCAGTCCACAGCCATACCACACCGACATTGAGAAGCGTAAGGCTGAAGAAGGTGGGTACTCCCTAACAGACGATGATCGCTACTCTCTATATGAGATACACGCAGATCTCGTTATTGATGGTGTTGACGAAGACGATGATGAGATCGCCAAGCCATATGTAGTGACACTAGAGCGTGGTACAAACGAGATCCTAGCGATACGTCGAAACTGGAACCCCGATGACTCGTTGATGCTAAAGCGCCAGCATTTTGTGCACTATGTATATGTGCCCGGATTTGGGTTCTATGGGCTTGGCCTTATCCACATCATAGGGGGATACGCTAAGGCGGGAACGTCGCTGATACGGCAACTGGTGGACGCTGGCACGCTGGCTAACTTGCCGGGGGGCTTAAAAGCTCGTGGGTTGCGTATTAAGGGTGATGACACGCCGATTGAGCCGGGAGAGTTCAAGGATGTAGACGTGCCGTCAGGTAGCATCCGCGACAACATCATGCCGCTCCCATATAAGGAGCCAAGCCAGACTCTGTTAGCTTTGTTGAACCAGATCACGAACGAAGGCCGTCGTCTGGGCGCTATCAGTGACATGAACATCTCAGACATGTCGGCTAACGCCCCTGTGGGTACTACGCTGGCATTGCTAGAACGTACGCTGAAGCCTATGGCTGCGGTACAGGCCCGTGTCCACTACGCTATGAAGCAGGAGTTTAAGCTGCTCAAGGCTATAATGTCGGAGCACGCGCCAGAAGAATATGCGTATGAGCCGTTTAGGGGTGAGATAACCGCTCGTGTAGCAGACTATATGGCAGTTGATGTCATTCCAGTTAGCGACCCGAACAGTTCCACGATGGCCCAGCGCGTTGTGCAGTACCAAGCGGTATTGCAGATGTCGCAGTCAGCACCGCAGATATACAACCTGCCACAGCTACACAGGCAGATGATCGAAGTATTAGGCGTTAAGAACGCCGACAAACTCGTCCCAACAGAGGACGATGTGAAACCGACTGATCCAGTCAGCGAGAACATGGACGCCTTGGTTGGTAAGCCTATGAAGGCATTTATCTACCAAGACCACGAAGCGCACATCGCAGCGCACCAAGCGTTCATGCAAGACCCACAGATCATGCAGATGATCGGGCAAAACCCTCAAGCGAAGCCGATTATGGCTGCGCTACAGGCGCACATCGCAGAACACCTTGGCTTCAACTATCGCAAGCAGATGGAAGAGAAGCTAGGCGCACCGCTACCACCTCCGGGTGAGGAGCTACCTGAACAGGTCGAGGTCAATCTGGCTCGTCTGATCGCTGATGCAGGTAAACAACTTACACAGCAGCACCAGCAGCAAGCGGCTCAACAAGCTGCCCAGCAGAAGGCTCAAGACCCCGTTATACAAATGCAGCAAGCAGAGCTACAGATCAAGCAGCAAGAAGTGCAGCGTAAAGCGGCTAAAGACCAGCTAGACGCGCAGATGAAGCAGGCTGAATTGGAGCTAAAAGCCCGTGACCAGATGCAAGATGCTCAGATAGATCAGGCTGAAATAGCCCTGAAACGTCAAGAGTTGCAGATTGACGCGCAGAAAGCGGGTGCAAAACTTGCCGCAGATCGTAGGAAAGACAATACAAAACTAGATCTTGACCTACTCAAGACAATAAAGGATTCCAACAACAATAGAGGCCAATAATGGCTACAACCGTCTTAGACGTGCTAAAGGAACGAATCGAGTCCGATAAGGACTCTGCACTACAATTTCTCAGTGGTGGGGGAGCTAAAGACTTCTCCATGTACAAGGAAACCACAGGTTTGATTCGAGGTCTCGAAACCTGTCTGGGCTATGTAGACGACCTCTCGCGCAATTTGGAGTATGACGATGAGTGAAGCTGTTGACACAGTTGAAGCTACGGAAGAACTGGAAGCACAACTACCTATGCCTGTGGGCTATCGGGTGTTGATTGCGCTTCCGCAGATCGAAGAGACTTTTGACGGCACTAACCTGCTCAAGACGGACACGATCAAGAATCAGGAACATATCATGTCGATCATCGGCCTTGTGGTGGATATGGGCGAACAAGCCTATAACGACCCCGAAAGGTTCACGACCGGCCCTTGGTGTAAACAAGGTGATTATGTGATGTTTCGTGCTAATTCAGGCACACGATTTAAGGTTAACGGGTTAGAGTATCGTCTGATGAACGATGACTCTATTGAAGCTGTTGTAGCTGACCCTAGTGGCGTATCACGAGCGTAAGGAGTAGACATGCCGTTTCAAAAAGTTGAATACAGTTTCCCTGATGAAGAGAAAGATACTTCTATAGAGGTGGAGGGTTCTGGTGAAGTCGAAATTGACCTATCTGGTAGAAAGAGTGCGGACGAGTATGCGGATACTTCTACTGAATCTGAAGTCGAAGCTAAGTCAGAACCGGATGAGTTGGACATTGAGATTGTGGATGATACGCCAAAGGCTGATCGTGACTACAAGCCATCTCAGCCACCGCCTGACGTTACAGATGAAGAACTTGAAGGCTACTCTAAGAAAGTACGTAACCGGATCAAGCACATCAGTAAAGGCTACCACGACGAGCGCCGAGCCAAAGAAGCAGCCGAACGAGAGCGGAAAGAGCTAGAATCTCTTGCTCAGAGGCTGGTTGAAGAGAATAAGACGTTAAAGGGTAACGTCAGCAAAAACCAAGAGGCGCTTCTTGAGCAAGCCAAGCGGAATGCCGCTATTGAAATGGAAAGCGCCAAACGCTCTTATAAGACAGCATACGACGAAGGTGATGCTGATAGGTTGCTAGAAGCACAGGAGAAGTTAACTACAGCGAAGCTGAAATCAGATAAGCTAGAAAACTTCCAGATACCGTCTTTACAGGACGAAGAAACTGCTGTACAAGACACTGAAACACCGGCTGTGCAAGAGCACGTCCGAGATGAAAAAGCCGAGGAGTGGCGAGCAGCTAACCCTTGGTTTGATGAAGACCTCGAAATGCAAAGTTTTGCATACGGGGTACATCACAAATTAGTTAGTGAGGGTGTATACCCTAACGATGACGGATACTACGAGCGCATTGACGCCCGTATGCGAGAGGTGTTTCCCGATTATTTCGGAGAAGTCCCTTCAGCGACACGAGAGTCACGAAAGCAACGGCCAAATGTGGTTGCACCCGCTACGCGGAGCACAGCACCTAAAAAGGTGACATTATCGCAAACACAGGTCGCACTTGCTAAGAGACTTGGAGTACCGCTGGAAGAATACGCCAGACAGGTTGCATTAGAAATGAGGAACGGATAATGGCTGAGAACAGAATCAAGCGTGACAGCGAGACTCGTGAAACAAAGACTCGTACCAGATCGTGGCAGCGCCCAGA